ATAAAATCTGACCTGATTTGCCCGGATAATATAAATCTTAGTCCCGGCCGGATGTGATTCTACCAGGGTTGAAACTAACGTCACCGTATTTCCGGATGGCGAGGTAACGGCGTGAGTTGCGATGAGCTCCGCATTCTCACTTCCCGGTTCACGAAAGAATAAAATATTATTGATTGCCGCGCCAATAATTGATTTTACGGTGATAGTAGAATCACCGACGGTCGCATCAGCGTCAAGCACCAGAGTTTCCGCTCCGGTGAACAATTCGCTAATATCTGCGTATATTTTTTGTATTGACATATATTATGCCTTCGTTTCTTCTTTGTTTTCTTTTGCCTCGTGGGATTTAGAGTGCAACCGTAGGTTGTTATTTGCGACCGCAAGGCTCTTACCTTTAGCGACAAAATCGCAACCATCCACTTCGCACTTCGATTCCACGACAGCATCGTCTTTCGCCTTGCTAAAAATTTTAGCCTTACATTCGTCGCAAACCAATGATTTAATTCTCTCGATCTCCTTTTCCGCATCATCCAGTTGTCCCAGATAAGGAACTTGATGACGGGATTCTTTTGGGAGTTTTCCCATCTCCGCTAACCTTTGATAGTTTGGTACTCCTGCTGACATAGTTTTTTTTATTATGGTTGTTAATTAAACCGATCGCTCGACTAGGCGACCTAGATATTTGTATTTAAACTTTTCCGAGCCTCCAAGCAAAAGACTTAACTCTACTTGAGAACAAAATGTCTTTGATTTTTTGCATATTATATTTAATTAAAATAATTGAAAGAAGTTTCCAGGAGAAGATGCTGTCAGTAGAGTTAATGTCCCACTTGACGTAAATTTAACCCAAGTTTCTGCACCCGATGTTCCTGTTGAGTTTCCTCCGGTGTGACTACTAAAATCCGCGGTTGTATAAACTACAAGGACAAGACCTGAACCGCCACCTCCTCCCGTACTATCAGCTCTTCCTCCTCCGCCACCACCAGTATTTGCAGTTCCTGCCGTTCCATCAACCCCAATACTCGTTCCTCCAGATCCGCCTCCACCTGATCCGCCCGCTCTTGCTCCTGCTGGAGTACCTCCTCCGTGACAACCTCCTCCTCCACCACCACCGATATATCCTCCAACTCCTGAACTTGTCATCGCAAGTAAATCTCCAACACTTGCATCTGCTATTCCTGCTCCACCGTTTTGAACAGATGATGCACCTCCTGCACCTCCACCGCCTCCGCCTGCCCAATAAGTAGACGTAGCATCTCCATTTCCTCCATTATTTCCTTGAACAGGTGAAGCAGTTCTAGTTCCTCCAACACTACCTGCAACATATTGAGAACCTCCACCAGAACCTCCGTTTCCTCCATTTGTAGATCCGCTTGTTCCAGAGGCACCACCTCCTCCTCCGGTCGCCGTAATCGTACTAAATATAGAATCAACCCCCACATTAGCCGGGCCTGGCGTAGTAGTATTATCGTAAACACCTCCTGCTCCAACCGTTACTGTATATGCCTGTGCTGTAACCGTAAGTGCAGAATTATAAATAACACCGCCAGCACCTCCGCCGCCTCCATTACCACCACCGCACCCAGAACCTCCGCCTGCTACTACTAATACTCTAGCTGTTGCCATATTATTTAAAATTTAAAATAATCAAATTTCTTTAAACATATTATATTTTTACGCACTAGCTACACACCGCCACTTAGATGTGACTGTGTTCCATACAAATCCTACATCAAGCCTAGCTGTCGTTACTGTCGTTGTTGGCAAGGCGACGGTGGATGCTTCAAAAGAAGTTCCCCAGGTTATAGCTCTGGCGGCAGTTCCTGTAATCGCAAGCCATAATGTTTGGGCTTCTGTTGGCGTTCCAGAAAGATTTGTAGTAAAAGATGTTATGGCTTCCGCCTGTGCGGTTAGGGAATAAAAATCAACATTATCAGTATTAATAGTTGGAGTAGCGTGTGATGTTGTTGTGCCCGTCCTTTTTGTTATTCTTTTATTTGTCAATGTATTCGTGCTTGAAATTGAAGGTATAACTACACTTTCTACCGCTATAACTCCTGCGGCACTTCTTGAAATAGTGGTATCAGTAGCCGCCCCAAGCTCTATAGTAGCAACCTGAAGTGATGTACTTATCACAAAAGCACCAGCACCCAAACTTCCTGCTAAAACTGATGCGGCTGGGAGCCCGGTGCAATTGGTTAAAGTTCCTGATGTTGGCGTTCCTAATACGGGTGTTGTAAGAGCGGCGGAGGTCATTGTCTGAATTCCGGTAAAAGTATTAGCGGCATCTGTTCTGGCAATCGTGGCGGCGGCATCTGGGAATGTGTAAACCCTGGCTACCGTGGGTCCTGCGGCGGTAAAGAACGCTATGCCAGTTCCACCGTTAGCCGTTGGGAGTATCCCAGTAACACCAGTTGTCAGAGGCAGGCCAGTCAAGTTTGTTGCCACGCCTGAAGTGGGCGTACCAAGCAAGGGAGAAGCAAGGGTTGGGGAGGTAGCAAGCACCGCACTACCTGAACCCGTCACCGCTATTTCTTCAATCGCTCCGGTCGCGGCTGTCGCCCGACCGAGCATTTTCGCGGTGGACATCGTGATACCGGTGCTGACAACCGCGCCCGTTGCCGCCTTTCCCGCAAGATCAGTATTGTCGGCAATCGTTCCATCTCTATCTTGGAATGTATAGGTTCTCGCTACGGTGTTTGCGTTCGTGAAGAATGAAACAATTGTATTGAGGGCGTTTTTGAAGTTTATCTTAAAGAGTGTAAGTCCTGCATAACCACCAGTTGCGTCTTTATTGGCGCTATTTTCTGCTGTGAATCCAAGAGATGCCTGTTTACCGTCTAATTGGGTCTGAATTGCAGAGGTTACGCCGTCAACAAAGTTTAATTCTGTTCCTGTCGGCAAAACCGAAACCGCACCTAAGGTAAACGGGGTCGGGATTATTACCGTGCCCGTAAATGTAGGTGAAGCAAGCGGGGCTTTTAATGCTAAATCAGTGTTATCAGCGAGTGTGCCCGCCCTATCTTGAAGCGTATAAATTCTATCGGCTGTATTTGTATTTACAAAATAACCACTAAAAGTGTTAGCGACATTCCTTAACTTCATTGTGGTGTCTAAAAAAGTTTTGATTCCAGAGTTCGTTTGAACTGATGCTAAAATCATATCGCCAGCCCCAGCCGCCACCCAAGTCGGTGCCAGAGTAGTACCATTGCTTTGTAAAACTTGGCCTGCTGCGCCGTTGGCTAATCTTGTTGGAGTACCAGAAGCTCCGCCATAAATTAAATCTCCACCCGTTGTCATCGGGTTAGTCATTTTGGCATCAAGTTGAGTTTGAATATTCGATGTAACCCCGTCAACAAAATTTAATTCTGTTCCCGTAGGAAGCACCGAGACCGCGCCCAAGGTAAACGGAGTTGGGATTGTCACTGTTCCTGTAAAAGTTGGCGAAGCTATGGGAGACTTTAAATCAAGTGCGGTAATACCTGCAAGTCCTCCCGCGGGGACAGCTAAGCCGTTTTTAAGGATTTTAGAATTAGCCCCGTTCCATTGAGGAATATAATCAGCACTATTTGTAGCTGGACCGATCACGTCCCCGGCGCCAGTGCTAGCATTGGTCCAATTCGTACCGTTAAAAATAAGGGCTTGATTAACCGTCGGACTGGTTAAATCGACATCAGACAATAATTCAAGAGAAAGGGTTTCACTTAAGGTGGAATTAACGAAAGTCCCGGATTCTTTACGGATAAATTCTCCAACCGAAGAATTGGCGAGAGTGTTAAGTCCCTGCATCAACGTATATTCTGCCGTGGTTAAATCCTCGCGATTAATTACTGGCGTAAACTTATCATAATTGCCGGCCATATTATTGAAATATCATTTTAATATTTAAACCAATCTCTTGAATTTTTTTCTCAAGTCGTTTTTCATATATTGCCAGATCAGATTCCTTGCGCAATAAAAAATCTTCTTTCTCTTGCAAACGCTTCCGTTCACCCTCAAAGGATGCCGTAATGTCAAGACCCTGTTTATTGCTGGATTGCAATATGGAAATAATCTCATTCAACTCGACCAATTCTTTATTTTTTTTATCCAACTCTTCGGTTGTTTCCTTAACCATTTTTGCAAATTTGTTTTTTTCGTTTAACAAAACACTTTCCTGATTTTTTAAATTGATCAACACAGAGTTTAAGCGATTGATTTCATTATTTTTTTCAGTACCCACCTTCACCAGTCTAAAAATTTCATCATTGCTTTTCTGCCGTAATCCATCCAAATATTCTATTTCGTTCTCCAGAGATTTAATTTTAGCTTCATGATTATTAATTCCTATCTCAAGATTGTGTTTTTTATTGTCGACTTCTTTTAAAAACTTTTTAGCGTCCGTCACCCTACTCTCATAATCGACCAGGGTGGTAGATCGAAGTTCAATCTCCGATAAACGACCCTCGGTAAAAGCACTCTTATCCCGGCGCATCGATTCTAAAATCAAATTACGAGAGATATTAAGTTGCTTGATCTCTTTTCTTTTTTGATCATTCTCGGCTTCCAGCCGGGATTTTTCAATCCCGGCGGAAACCACGGCACGGTCGTAATCGACCATCCTAGTATCAACTTTACTATTTTTAATTATTCTCAAGGTCATAAATTTATACTTGAGTATTTTTCTCGTATATAACCTCTACTCCTTCTCCTGAAACAGTGGCATCCAGCCAAACCAGATCGGTGCTATTAACCTGTAAACTTACCGCCTCATTATTATCTAAGGTAAAACTTCCACCGCCGGTATTAAGCGCCGTGGCCGAACTGTAACCGACGTGGATAATCCCGGTGTTGGCGTTTTTTGCTTTTATAGTTACGCTCACGCCGTCAGGAATGTATTTTGTCACTGTTATTTTAACCGTCGCGGCGGCGCCCTCGTCTACCAAGTCATCTTTATCCAGCAAAGTAATAGTGCCGGCGGTAACGGTTTTAATGGTATAGGTGCCGTCATTAGAGGTTGATCCGCTAACCGTGATTACATCGCCCGGCTGAAAACCGGCAACAATAAATCCACTAGCGGAATCAGTAATTGTATCTCCGACGGCGATTGCCTCGTCGTCATTTTCCACGAAGGCAATAGTGCTTGCTCTTCGTTTAACCATTAATTGTTCCGGAGTTCCAGAGGCTGTTACGGCCATTTGAAAGGTGAATGGGACAGGAAGATTGGTTAGTCTAGTTGTCATATGTTTGTTGTTAAATTTTCATACCCCCCTCCCTGTTGTGAGTGTGACACAGAGGGAGGGGGTGAAAATTCAATAATTAATTTTTAATTATCGACTTTTTTATTCAATGCAGAAATAATTCCAACTAAACGCCGTAGCTTGAGTAAGCCCGGTTGAAGTTGAAACTATTGTGAAAGTGGTCGTCGTAGAATCAGTTTGAATCTTTGACGTTACCATTTCCGCGGCCGTAGCCGCATCTGCCGGGACAAGAAATACTGCAGGAGCGGACGCATACGCTTTCGCGAAGGTAACCGTCATAATAATTCCTGTTCCGGTCGGCGTACCAATCGTCACCGTAACGTTGCCCTTCGTATCTGTACTCCCTGCTGTGACCGCCGGGCCGGTAGGGGTTGTTCCCGCACCAGCACCAGCTGCCGCGGTAGGAGCGGTTCCAGCTGAAGCTAAGTGGCCACCGAGTTTAATGGCAAACACATTATTAGTACCATCATAAGCTCGGAAATAAAAACCGGTTGTCAAGGTCGCGGCCGTGGCCGAAATCAATAAACCAGTACCACTTGTGAGTGCCGCCACAGCAATGCTTTCAGCAATGCCGGTTTGTAAACCGCTTGCTGTTAAAAGCATCTGTGTACCCGCAGTTGAAGCAGTAGACGACAAATCAAGAACATTCCCGGTAGTGGTGCCTGTATCAATGCCAGTAGAACTTACACGAAGCACTGAACCGCCGCTTGCGATAGCGCTGGTAGTATGAGTTAGACTGAAACCAACTCCGGTTGTAAGACCGTCGAAACTGGCAAGTAACCCCGTTCCACCAACGATTGCGTCAGCAACCAACGATACCACCAATCCTGCGGTGCTACCGGATGAAACCAAATCAAGAAGTGTTCCCTGACCAGTACCGGTATCTACCGAAGTAGAGCTCACCCGAAGCACCGATCCAGTCGTAATAACTGAAGTAGTGTGGACAAGCGATACTCCAATACCTGTTGTCAGTCCGTTAGCGGTAATTAATGCTCCACCACCCGAAGTGGTCGCGGAAGCAATAATATTCAATGCTGTCCCTGTAATGGCAGGATGAGTAATTTTTACTCCGTTGCCAGTGCCATCGGCATCCATCAGAATCTCAAGTCCATTAACCGTATCAGTTAAAGTACCCGCTGTTTGAGTCGCGACATTCCCCAAATAAAGAATTGCGCCCGTTGCCGTCAATGTTCCGCCAGCACCGTTTTGTATACTAGTGCGAATGATTGACAAAGCATCGTAGTCGTCAGCGACAGTTCCAGCCACAGCAGTATTCGTTCGAGAAGAAGTTACATCAATCAACTGTCCAGTTTTAGCCACGAGCGTGCCACTTGAAGCAATATGCTCAAAATTAGCAATCTCACCAGCTGCCAAAGAAGCTGAAGTTGAAGTTACATCTAATCCCGTTCCTGTAGTAAGCCCATCCACTGAAATTTTCACCACGCCTTCACCGGCAACTGCGCCGGGAGTTGTTGCGGCATCTGCCACAATCTCTAGCGCCGAACCAACACCCGTCTGGACTCCAGACGTAGTAAGTCGCAACGCCGTTCCCGTAGTTGTTGAAGTTGTCACATCAACGGCCGTAGAAAGCGTTGTTGCCGCCGCCATGGCGACATACAATGCCGTTCCAGTTGTTCCACCGGTCGGCGTAATCGCCACGAAACTCGATGCGGCAGTTCCGGTAAAGACACCGGACCCTTTTACAATCAAAGCGTTATTCGCTAAAAGCGAATCGTCCGTGATCGAAACCACATCGGCGGTACTGGATGAAGTAATCGCAACGTTACCAGAAGATAACACGAGGTCACCAGCCGTCAACGTTAAGGAGGCAGTACCAACTGCATTGCCGGTAATGGTGGTTGCGCCATCATTGCTGACAAAGAATTGAGTAGCGCCAGCCGTTGAATCGTAACACTCGATGTAAGCTCCATTGCCGGAAGTGATGCCTGCCTCTGACATTGCAAGATAAAGTATTGCTCCAGTAGTGATGCCGTCTGCTGTAACGCTGACCACGTTGCCGGTTGTCACTGAACTGCCAGTAATACTCAAGGCGGTGTCGGTATCATCGTTCGTGAGAGCGATTTTACCATTCGACATCAACATATCACCAGCGGTGATAGTGAGCTTGTCCGCGTCAGCTGTACCACTAATAGTCAAACCATTAGTGACAACCACCGAACCACCACCAGCGCCCAGGGTTATAGTGCCACTTGAGACACTACCAATTCCAATGGTGCCAGCACCAGTCGCATTCAGAAGCAAGTTAGAGGCAGCAGTCACGCTGGCGAAAACCAGACTTGCGAATGTACCAACACCGGCAGCCGTCACCGACCAAAGTGAACTAGTCCCATCGATATCTTTTCCCGAGCCACTCTGTTGAAGGTTGATTAAACTCCCCGTAACAGCGGCCGAACCAGTAATGTCTAAGACATCATTGGTTGCGTGAGAGCCGGCGAGTAGAACGGCTGACGCATCAACCGTAATACCAACCCCGTCATCATACGCATCGTTCAGTGTGTAGTTGACCAAACCACCAGCAGAACCAAGCGTGGTAGCAGAGCTACCATCCCAAAAACGAAGTGACGATCCTGAACCTCTGTATAAAATAACGTCGTTGGCAGAAGATGGATCATCTCGATTGGAATCGAAACGAACACCATTGATACTGTCGGCACGACGCGATTCTATATTGATGCCTCCGAAATCGGAGGCTCTACCTGAATCGTATGTTCCCATAAAAGTATAGTGGGGCCGTGAGGTTATCAGTAACTCCGTTGGTCACGAAGGATAAAAGATAAAATCACGGCGCCCTGATGAATTAAATTTAAGTGACCTTTACTTCGTTTTTCAAAGACTAGACAGCGGTCGCGGCTGCACCGACAATCCACTTATAGTCGAGAATACCGTAAGCGTACGAAGCGGATGACTTAAAATTCCAGTCGTCGGTCTTGAAGTCCTCTCCATTACCACCAATAGTCGGAGCGGTAAAGGTTGGCATTTCAGAAAACTCAAGGACTGCATCCTTGCGTTTAAGGTCAGCCAACATCCAATAATAACGTCCGGTAGAGGTAGGTGCTCCCTGATTAGTTGTCGCTAAAAACGGCAACTGGATATGGTTGTACTTTCCTTTGTAGACGTTATCTGCGCGCTCTGCAGTATCAGGAGCGCTGATTGAGCGCATGAACTCTGCAACGACGTTCACGATCGCCGGATCATCAGAGGTGATGATTGTATCCGGTTTAGGAATGACCTTCATGTCATTCATATTTACCATGTTCCTGAACAATCTTTCGGCCGCTTCCAGATTGGTGCGGTTAAAAGCTAAGGTACCATTAAGGTTGTCGACGTTAGTCGAACTGCCGGTAATGGTGTGGCTGTTAGAGAAGATTTGCACGGCATCGCCGGTAACCGTATTTACGGTTTCACCGTCCATATTCGTGTAGGTGCTTCCCTGTAAGCCGAAAGTGAAGAGATGGGTAAGATCCAGCTCAATTCTTTGAGCGGTGGATTCGCCAAGCCCGCGCATCTTCTTTTCAATCTCGCGGTACTTGTCGTATTTTCGCATTTCCCAAGTCACGGAATCGCTCAAACCGATACGAGATTTCGTAAGGTTTAAGGTATATCCTTGACGCGGTGAACCGACTGCATAAAGTCCGCCCTGATCTTTTCTCCTGGCGAAACCCTGCGAATCGATTTGCGAATGTTCAGAAGTCAGGTTGTCGTTTGGTGAAATATCATACAGCAAACGAGCAGCCTTTTCCACTGATTCGTACTCTTCTCTCCACTGGACCAACGCGTTTTTCACGAGGTCATTAAATTGTGAAGTGAGAATAGGCATAGTTTTTTATTTTGTTAATTAATTTTTTACTCTAAACTTCGTTTTCTCACCTCGTTTTTATTTAACTAGGCAGATGTCACGCCCAGAGGACCGGTTTTTCTCATCATCTTGCAGAGAACCTGCGTTGTTGAGATAATCCCGATAATCTGAAACATGCCGTAAGTCGAGGCGTTAATATCGATAGAATTTTCATCGTCGATATCAACGATTTGACCGACATCTTCAGCTGCGGCTGTTCCCGTTGTAACGTCGCAAAGGAAGATTGCATCAATGCCTGGCACTAAAACTGGAACCTTTTTGTTAGTAGCATCACTTGACGCTACAGTTTCCTGTATCAAGCCAATAAGCTGTTTAGTGCTGCCGTCTACCGCCTTGATCAAATAACCAGTGGTATCAATTTGTACCATGTCGTTAAAAGTATAGGCGGTGGAAGCGGTTTTTTTAAACCACTCAAGATGCGTTGCCGCATCAGCTTTATATAGAGAGATAGCCATAATAGAAATTTATTATTGGCGATATCATTCCAATCGCTCTCGCGACGGAAACAGTATCATTCCAACTGTTAATTAAACTTTTGAGATATCCAACACGTTGTCCTTCAAAGGATCGACTTTTTTAACCTTCTCCGGATCGGTGTGCATGGCACGGGCCATCTCCTCGCCCTTCGGCGACAGAGTGCCGGTGTCCTTTTTATCGCTTCGATCGCCGGCTCCGCCAGAGTTATAACCGGATCCAAGTTCTCCCTGAATCCTGCCCTCGCGAATACCGCGTTCGTGTTCCGATTTTAAATGTTCCTCGAGTTTTCCGGTAGACCTTTTATGCTCCAACAGCGCTGCTTCCATACGATCAAGCACGTCCTCTTTTGTGACCTCTCCTCCTTTAAATGTCAGATTAGCCATGAGTGCGGCCCAATTAACGTCATCGACATATTCCGAGTGAGCTTTTAAAAACTCTCTTTTTGCGAGTTTTTCTCCGGCATCACGCAAAACCTTGGTCGTGGCGGCCGTCGCAGTTTCGGCGATCTTTTTTTCGTCAATTACTGCTTGAGCTGGCTGACCTCCGCCTTCGTCCGGTTTCTTTTCAAGTTCCCGTTCGTCGGCCTTTTTTTGTAGCAACCCTGTTTTATAATTGTCCCGGTCATCCTCGATTTTTTTTAATTCGGATTTTTTAATAGTGACGGTTTCTTCGCCGTCCCCGGCGCCGTTTCCGGCTCCGGCGGCTGCAGCGGCAGCATCGGCGGCAACTTTATCAGCTGCGGCTTTTGCGGCGGCATCATCACTACCACCTGCTCCCTTAATGTCTGTTTCGTTTGGCATATTTTTAAAACCATTATTTTAAATCGCTATGGTTCTTGCGATCTTATACTAACGGACAGTTTATTTGTAGGGGACTGCACACCGGAGGTAAGCGACTTGGAAAACGAAGTGGAAAACCAAATCGTAATCTTACCCCGGATGTGCAGTACCTTACAGCACTGCTTCGTTGTTGTTAATTAGTTAATTTTCAATGAACTACCCGACTGCCTCAAACGCTTCAAGCAATTCACCAAATTCTTCAATGTTTGCTACCCATTGTTTGCCCCAACCCTCTCGTTCGAATTGAATCTTTAGAGTTTTAATTCCCTCATCATCGATACTTATTTCCACAACATCCTGACCACGTTCTTTATTATAAGTTCTCCAGCCGTTATTTATTTCATCAACAGCCACCTTCGCCTCTTCTTCAGACAATTTCTTATCTACCACGCCTGCGCTTAATGCTTCTGCCTGCTCGATCAAAGACTGATATTCAGCGATATGGGTCTTTAGTGCCGGCAGAATGTCGCTTATCGTACTTTTAATTTCTCCGGTAGTAGGGAAATCTTTTGGCGCAGTCCTTCTAAGATTATTATAGATGGTCCACGCGAAGATTCTCTTAATTTTCAACATTTTTGTACTTGACATAATGGTTCGTTTTTAAGTTTATTAATATTTATTATTTTTTAACCCGCTTTTTCTTTTTCTTGCCTGATTTTTTTGTATCAGACATCATGCCTTTAGGTGGCATCCCGGGCATCATTGGTTTCATCATCGGTCTCGCCGACATTGACGATTCATTCATTGATGATGAAAATTTTCTGCCAGAGTCGCCTTTCATTTTTTTACCCATATTCGTATAATTAATTATTAGTTGTTGCGGCTGACTTCTTTTTTTCCTCGGCTGATTTTTTATTCTCCACCGACCTTCTCATCTCGTCAAACATATAGAGAAGTTGGAGCCGTCTGCCGATAAGAATCATATAGGTATTATTATCTTTGCCAAAGGATAGTTCTTTAAGAATCTTCATATCCTCATAAGCAAAATAACTGCGCCAGCCCCGGTCATCAAAAGTCCGGAATGCCCACTCTTCGAGCGATTTTTTATCTATCTGCTTGTAATCAATTTTAAGTCTCAGCGAAGAATCAAGCAACCGCAGAAGCAAACCAATTAAAAATATTTTCATACTTCGTTTTATTAATTAACCATTTCACCAACTGGATTGTTCTGGTCCGACCCGGTAATGTCGGAAATCATCCCGCCATCACCACCAGCGCCCTTAGCTTTTCCCGCCACTCCCATCGCCATTTCCAACCCCTTCTCTTGTGTGAAGTCCATCGGCTTAGGCAATTTATATCTGCCGGCGTCGTCGTTGTAATTCTTAATCAGATCGCGGAATAACAACTCTTTATTCTCGGCAAAATATTCAGGAAAAACCTTGTTGATCAAAGATATTTTTTCAATCGCCATCGCCATATTTATCGCCTGCGATGACTGCCACAGTGATTCCGGCACTATTTCAATATCAAAAGAAAGATTATCCAGATAACCATACGGCAGGATCACCTTCTCATACGGCTTGCCGGCAAGATAATTACGTTCCTCTTCCGCCTCCACATCCATGCGCATTGCTTTCTTGTCGGACATTTCCTCTTTCGGCCTAAACTCAACGCCCAATGTACCGCGAGCGCCGTCAGAAAGCTCCGCCCGATCAACATTAAACGTCTGAAACTTTTGTATTAATTTTGTGCTGCCATCTTCACCGATTATTTCAACCAACTTCGGCATATTGTAGGTGAGCAAAATATTCGGCAGGCGCAATCTGACTTTTTGCAGCCACAAACTCTCAAGAAACATAAAGAAAATTCCCTTGAGTTGCCTTGCCCGCTCATCCGCGGCCACGGCCGCCCGGGCGGTAACATACTTCTGCGGCACACCCTGTTGTTGCGGATCAAGCGTGGTCAGGTCCAATCCCTTCGAAATCAAATCGATCATTTTCACGTCAGAATCAGTGATGCCCTTCAACTCCATCTGTTTCACCTGGCTGATATCATCAACGTAAATTTTCGTATCGCCGGCAACCACCTCGTCCTCAAGGTCAAGCATGTCCTTATTCACCATGCCGATTAAGAGCGGTGGAACCATCGCCCGGTATTGTTTATCAAGCGAGGTGTTATAAAGCGTATTTAAAACATCACCCTCGCCCATCGCGGAATTAGGCAGTGAGTTGCCATAAAAGAAATCAGTATTTGCGAACGGCTCATAAATTGTCTTAGCGATCGGATAAGCCGGGCGTCCCATGTTCTTGCGCGTAATATCCGTCCAGAGCATCGGTCCATTATAAAGTTCAACGCCGTTAGCCACGATCCGATAAGCTCCGCGCCGTCCTTTATATTTATTCATATAGCGCGTTACCAAGAACCCGCGGTTATCAACACAACCCTCGCTCCAGGCTTTGTGAAAATAAGTATCATGTTCACTCACCTTAATGTCGGCCAAATTTTTTACCCGCTCCGAGTTAGGGTATTTACCATAGATAACGTCAAACCTTTCCCGGTCGGCATAAAATGATTCCATAATAATAGCCGGTTCTTCCTGAATATCTCTAATGTAAAAATTTTTAATAAGCAAATTCATCAGTGGCACCTCATAGGAGTATGGTTCGCCGTATGATTCTTTTTCCAGCAATTCCTCCTCGATATCGCCAGTCAGAAGATCAAAACTTTTAATCCGCGCTTTTTGATAAACGTTTTTCTGAATATCCTCGCAAGACAGGACGGTGCCATGACCGACGTTCGACCACGCGAGGAAAAATAAATCTTCCTGCGGATTGCCCTGATAATAAGAATGACGCACCAGGTTTTTTGCGATATCGGCGGCAAAATGGTCAAACTGATCGTCATTATTAACCGCCTTAAAGTGCATGTCCGGCAGATCGCGGGCTGTGGCCGCGAGCAGCGCCTTCGCCTTGTTCGCATACGCGCGCGTGGCGAAGTTCGCTTGCCAGTCCTCTTTGCCCTGACTGCCCTTATCCAGAACATAAGCGTTCAACCGTTTCTCACTATCGTCGATAAATTCCTTTAAGGTTCGGTCATTAAACTGGACATAAGATTGATCACGCTTTTCGATCATGTCGGCACGCTCGTCGTAGACAAACTTAATCCTGTCCAACTGTTCTTTAGTTGGAGTATATTCAATTATTTTTGTTTCCTCTAATGTTAAAATATCGTTAGGCATATTTTTTTACGTCATCTAAAAATCCCAATTTAATTGCTTTCTTTTCAGTGACCGGCGCGATCTTTACTAATTTATTAAACGCCGCCACCTTCTTGTCCCAGTGCTGATCGTATTTAAACCTGATTGCTTCCTGATCCTGCACTAAGCGTGGATCAATGTTGCCCTGCGTATCTAGCACTGACTTACCGTGATGGACTAAAACGTCCAGCGATTCCTTAACCGTCCGGAAGAGTTTTTTTCGCATCATCTCAATCTTCACAAAATTCTGATCCTCGATCGGATAACTCATCCCGAAAGTCAAGCCGTGAATCTTAAACGCCATTGTCATTAAGACCGACTGGCCATCCACTACTTTTTCCCAGTAATAAATCGGCGGTATCTGTATCGCCATATTACTCATCACCGCCGGCGGGACATAAAGCTGTTCCTTTTTTGCGAAAGGAGCAAGCGGTTCTGCGGTATTTTTACCTGACCCAATAATCGGTATGTTCATATTAATATCCTCCCATCGAAACTTTAACGCCCCTCCCGTGCGTGTGCTTTCTCCTCTTTGCTTCACGCTTCTTCCGACGCTGTTCCAGGTCGCCATGCTCCTGCCGGACAAAAGTCAGCATGCCGGCATCCGCCACGTCCGGAGAATCAACTCCATTAGCCCTCATCTCGTCCTTACTCTGTACCCGCAAGCGACCCTTGCTGTCCGGTTTATACCTGATCTTTGTCAACTGGAACCATTCATCATCTGCCGACAGGCGACCGCCCTTTTTTATCCATTCCCGAAATCTCCAATATGCTTCAGCTCTGATATTTACGAACCTGCCCTGATCGATGGCTGTCATGCCGACATTAATACCACGTACCGGTTTTTGTTGATAATGTAAAGGATCAACTGCTCCACCGCCGACACCAACGTCGTCGATAAATACATTCTCCGCGCCAACGCTCTTTTCCGTCATGAAGAAAAGCGTTTGCCCGGCGATCTCCGTTAAATTATCCTGCCGGCTCTTAGCGAGAATTTCCAGAAAGTTCATACTCCGCAGCGCCCAGACGGTCATATTCGCTCCGCCACGCGCCACGTCGTTACCAATCCGCTTCTCGCCAATATGCGCGACCACTTCGCCCGGCTTGACCATCGCCCGCTCCACATCATCCTCGGAAATCAGCTGCGTCCAACCCTTAGCGTCGATGTCATCCGCCTCCGGGAATTTGTTGTCATAAAGAACACCAAAGTACGGTTTCTTTCTCATCTCCTCGATGAACTTCGCGGTTAAGCGATTCTCTTTTATGCCGCGCTCATAATCGATATTAATCTTATAATAAGCGGGATCCTCCCTTGCTTGAAGGAAATGTCCTCGAGTGAACGGGTTGCCGATCTTTACTACGAAGTCCGTACCGAAGCTGGTGAACCCGCCAACCATGCGCATCGCCTTCGCATCCGCTTCATCGCTAATCAGCGCCGCCTCGTCCTCAACCACGTTCGGAGAGCCAAACCCCATCAGAGAGTTACCGACATCTTCCGACTGTTTAAGCCGAGATTCCGCCGACAAGATGAATATCTCGCCGATCTGATTATTGCCTATATCAAAGGTCAGTCTGTTCTTACTGCGCTCGCGCCGTACCGTGTCCGCATTCTCACCCTCCTTCAACTTGAACCGATCCATCGTATACTCATTCTCAAACAAATGCTTGATCACATAACCCATAATAATCTTCGCCTTACTCTGCGAAGGCGCGATGATCGCCCACTTCTCCGGGAAGGTCGCCGCCCTGGTCAGCACCGCCATCGAAACCGTGTCCGACTTGCCGTACTGGGTGAAGGTCATGATGTGAATCCGATTCTGTCCGGTAGGCGACTGCTTATAAAAGATCGCGTTGAAAATCTCCTCCTGCCCGGGCGCCAGCTCAAACGGCTGGCCATAATCGTTCTTATAAAGCGAGCGCACCAATTCCTTAGTCGAGGCCGTCTTGATCGTCTGCGCCATCTCCGGAGAGATCGCCGTCGCCGGCTTCTCCTCCTGCCCCGCACTCAACATCTTCTCCAGTTGTGATTTTGCTTCGTTCATTCGTTGTATTTTTATATGGATTACTCGCCAGATTCCTGATCACATGCTCGACCAAGATTATCCCCTTCTTCTCCTCGCTGATCTCCGTATACTGCTTAGGCTTCCCCAGCACCCGATCCAGCGCGTAGACGATTGCCGGCAAACTGGGCGGCACCTTATAATATCTCACCTCATTTTTCCCTCCCCCCTCCTCCATATAGACCCCCTCGATCAGCTCAAACAATTTATCCGTCAACCATTTCCCCTTCCGGCCGATCTTCTTCGTCACCTTGTCCTCCAACTGCTGCCTGATTATCCGCCGCTTGCCGAATGACTGTGTCCCCATAATAAAGCCGCGCGCCATCTGCTCGATCTTCTGATCCGAAACGTCAACCATTTCCAACTGCTGCATCTCTTCCGGGGTGGCGATGGTCTGGACAACACCGGCGGCGATTTCCTCATCGGTTAATTTTGGTAAAACAACCTTTGTCATATTATTCCCACTGACCGCGCGCGTTCAAAAGCTCGCAGCGGTCCGCCACACAGTCAGCAATCTCCTCGACCGACAGCTCCGGATCCGGAGAAAAATTAAAATTCTGCGGCTCCTCGGCCGTATGTGATCTCGCAAACACGGAAAGATCACCCCGGTCGCTGTTCCAAAATAAACTCTTAACTGATTTGTTGCCGCGGCGCCGAAGTTCGGCGGCGACTAATTGTGAAAGATTCTGTTCCATAAATTCGTTTTTATATATAAAAAAATCCCTGCCGCTCTTACGAGCAGGGATTTTTTTGTTCTTAAAGAGTAGGAAGCAAACGAATGATGCGCTTTATTCATATGCTTAAAGCGTAACATCTCGCCGGCGCTCGAACGAAAAACCGAGAACCGCACCCTCCTACACCTAATTCCAGCATATCATAAACCAGAAATTAACGCAAGGACATTTACTATATTTTGTCAAGGGGTACCAGTGGAAGAATAATTGTTTTTAATAGCTATTGACCATTCTTCAATAAACTGTTCCAGTGTGGTCGCCACCAGAGAAATGCCGCCGGCATGCTTTACGTTTGACAAAAAGCCTTTTTGTTCGTCTGATAAGCGGTTGGTTCCGATCTTCACCTCGATAGTAATGAGTTGGCCGTTTAAACAGGCGAGTATATCAGACACGCCTTTTTTGGCGGAGGCTCGGAACGACTGCATTTTGGAATCGTAAACGCCGACAGAGGAAGCCCTCCACGCATAGCCACCCTGCCGATAGACGAAATCGATAATCTGGTTGGTTAGCTCGGTAGACTTGCTCATATTTTAATTATACCGACAAAGGGAAAAACCGTCAAGAATTATTACCCTAGTCATTAGTACCCAGGCACGTATGGCAATTCCCCTTCTTTCTTTCTTATATATATTTATTAATATACACGTATGCAGTATCCTACGAACAGTTAAAAGTAAAAAGAAAAAAAAAGAGCAATCGGTATACGCCTGTGGGTCCTAATGACTGGGGTAATAAAATGACTAATATTAGATAAGTTATTTTTAATTTGACAGAATTATAAAAATCTGTTATTACCCTAAATAGTCTTATTTACCTACTAGTGAAAAGTTGCTTGACATACAGAAGTATTCTTGATAGAATGTTAAGGTAATCTATTAAGAATGAAAATTATGGAAAAAAGACTAAAAAATCTTCAGGTAAAAATTAATGAGGGGGAGGGTGAAATGATTGACGAGATCGGAAAACACTTTAGTGTTAATAGTCGACCCGAGGTAATTCGTCATTTAATTTCTAGGATGCACAACAAATTGTTCCCGCCCTATTTACTGCGAGGGGAATCTGACAGACCGAAGGCTCCGTCTAAAATTCCTTTAACTAACGAACAGAAATGTGAGTTGAGGGGTGGCGTGGTCGCGAGAAACGACAACGGATCAATGATGGCGAAATTCACTTATCCCAGTGGAGCTACTCGTTGGATTCCACTTGATCGACCAGACCTCTTCCCGGACATGACAAAACTTTAGTGAGGTGGACCACCCTTTTAGATTTGAATTTGTTTTGGTAAAATTCAGATGGGCTACCACCCTAAATCAACATGACCACCTTTTGAAAAATTGGTGGTTTTGTTTATGGCGCCACGCGGGGGCGTAATAGGGTGGTTATATAAAAAAATATAAAAGGACCGTCGTTTTTGGGGCTGGGGGTCGCGGCCGGTTGCGTGGCACAAAATAACCGTCCGGACAAAAAACAAGCACAAGCAGCGCGCAGCGCGCAGGGTGTGCATAAGTGGAGGTTGTTTTGTGTTTGTTATTTTTCGCATTTTAGATAAAATGCGAACATTAGATTTAAACAAAGGGCTTGACAAGAGAAAAATTTTAAGGTAAAATTGAAATTGACACATAAGATAGATGACACTTTCAACGGCCCGCACCTTGACAATAGATAAGAGATATTTAACGCTAATATTAGTTATTATATTACTAATAAATATTTAAAAAAAAATAAATGCTTTTATCTCTTATCTATTGTGAGGGCGCGGCTAAGCGCTCCGAACATTTAAAAATATGAACAAGCAAAACGAAGGTCGGCGCATTGATGAAATGACGCTGCACATTTACGCCAGCGATGAGGGCGGGTATAAATTTGACATATACGAGGGCAGCCCCGAAGAAGTCGCTGGAGATGAGCGGGAGAGCCTGGACGGCGGGCATTGCACCGGAACGCAAGCCAACGCCATAGATATGGCCAGCGCACAGGCGCAAGCCCTTATCTCGCGCCAAGACAGCAATGAAGGTTTAACAAAAATACAGTTGAAGGCGATTAAAGAACCTTGCCCAAATTGTGGCGGTAAGCTAAGGGAGGTTGAAGGGACTGATGAAGACTCGGAAACGGGAGAAAATTATTTATGGTGTAACGGTTGTTTGCTATCTATGGACGGGGACGGCGGTTATACAAAATAAGCTCTTGACCCCGCGCCGGAATAATCCAGCGCGGAGATGAGGAGCTAATAAACTAAAATAAAAAGCTATGATAAATAAATATCAAAGCGAATACAAAACACAACGCCAAAAGCACAAGGCAGCCAACGAGCTCGCCGGCAACGCGGCCGCGCTGATTTGCGGCCTAGCCTTCATCGCCGCTCTATTGTATGGACTACTCGCCGGCATTAAGCGGGCGGAAGTGGCGGAATGTTACAAGTGGCAACGCTGGACGCTGGACTATCCGCTCTATTCATTAATGGATAGCAAGCGCGCGCAGTGTGCGGCGTTCGGACTAATAATAAAATAAAACAATTAGCCATAATTTAATCAATTAAATATAAAACTATGAAAGAAGTAATTTATGAAGACTTTTTAAGGGTTTTTGCTTCAACTGTTAAAATGCCTGAAAATAAACATCAGTTAATGATTGACTTGTTTACTTTTTATAAGTCCGGGGTAAAAAATGAAAATGAGAGAATCGGCCAAAAATTGCAGAATTTAATCAATTAATAAAAAACGCGTATGAAAACAAGAATAATCAATCCGCTTTCCGCTCTTTTCTTTAATAGAAGCGGCAGCGCGGAGGTTAGGGGTGAAGTTTATATCAAGATTGAATACACGGAGGGCAAATTGTCGCTTTCCGGCGTAGAAGCGCCAACGCGGGACGGCAACGCGCTTGGCTCTTGTGGACAAATTAGCAGTAAATTGTCGGAATATAAAGAGCCGCGGTTCAATCAGGGATGGATGGAAAGGGATTTTTATCGGCTTAAAGAATACTGGCGGGTGTGGCATTTGAATAATTTGCAGGCGGGTTGTGAACATCAGCGCGCTGCTCGCTGGGAAGATAAGCGTATCAAGCCGGAAGAGTTGCCGGATTGTCGCAGTAATAGAGATGAGGGCGGTATTTTGGCAATATGGGTTTATCCGCTTGAGGCAAGGGGAGAAAAATTTGTTAATAATGACAGTTGCCATAAAGACGGGCTACTTACAAAGGCTTGTCCGAATTGTGGCTATAAATACGGCTCGGCCTGGCTTAAAAAAGAAGTGCCGGAAGAGGTTATAAATTGGCTTTTCGCCTTGCCGGTTACTAAAAATAATCCGGCGTGGGTATAGATTGGCTCTTGACAGCGTGCCGGTTTATGGCCGGCTCGCTGATGAGGGGCTTAACCCTTGTTAATTAAAAAATATGATTTGCTTGAGATGCGGCAATGAAGCCGCAGTGATTGAGCAAGCGCCGGACAGTTTTTTCCGGCGCGTTCATTGCCTTGCTTGCGGCTGGTTGTGCTGGTTGAAGGACTACAGCGCCACGGCAGCGGCGGAAGAGCAGCGGACAAGAGAGCTGGAGGCTGAAGGCTTGACGCGCTCGGACGCGCAAGGCGTGGTTGAGGCGGAGAATAGGAAGGCCGGAAGGCCGGCAATATGCGTTTATTGATTGGCTCTTGACTATGCGCCGGAGCAATCCGGCGTATAGATGAGGAGTTAAAAATTAATAGAAGGGAAGGTGATTTTATGAGCAGCTATAATGAACTAAAAACAAAGGAGCGCGGCGCTCTTGCTCTTGCCGATAAGTTTGCGGCAGAAGCAGAACAAGCGAAGGCGGCCGAAATAAGAGAGGATGGCATCGCCGGCTGGCGCGGCTATAATTTTGAGAGCTCGTCCGGCTTAACACCTGAATTTGCGGAGTTTGCCGCGGCGATTAAAAAAGAGCTAAAAAAGAGAATGACGGGTTATGAAATGGTTAGCTTTATGCGCGGACACTTTTTTTGCTCGGCGTTTATGAAGGAGCTAAAGAGCGGGAAGCTGGTATATATTAGTTTTGGAGATGTGCGCTATTCGCCGAATGACTGGATTGACAATCTATTAATAAGAACGGCGCAGCACGACAAGGAC